CATACTATAGGAATTTAAGATTGTTGTAATAGCATCTGCGGCAATACTCGTATCTGTTATACCAGCTATGCTTGCCCTTGTAGAAACCTCAAGCATATCCATCGCCATACTTGCATCAATTCCTGCTGATAATATATCATATAACCCCTTACTTAAAGTATCAGTGCTCTCTCCATATTTTTTTGATAGATTTCTGATCCCCTTTTCATATTCCGGCAGATGATGCATTGTTGTTTCATTAAGCATTGTACTTACAATAGCTAATTGTTTTTCAAAACTTGCAAAACCCTTGATTGCTGAACTGGTAAATCTAGCCAGCTCGCGTCCGCCAAAGTAAACTCCCGCTGCCAGGGCGGCCTTGCGGATCATCGAACCCATGCTGCCGGCAGCGCTGCCGATGTGCCTGAACTTGCGGCTGGCCTGATCGCGGGCCTTGACAACTACGTTGACCGAATGTTTACTCATCGCCGAAATATCCTAACTGTTTTTTGATCTTGTTTTCCTCTTCAAATATAAACCTGGCTGCCTCGATGAAACTTTGCGTCTGGTCAAGGGCACCACCGGCAATCGGCGGCAACCCTTTTTGATACAACTCTGCGTATTTGATCACCTCCCAAACATCCTCAGTAACCAACGTGAGTGGGCAGCATGTGATATCAATCTCACCGCTGCCACCGCACTCTTTACAATCATCGTTGTGCCCCTCGCAAGCCGGGCACGGGAAACTGAACGGCTCGGTTTCGCTCGGCTTATCCCTGCACTTTAAGAATCCTGTGCATTTTTTGCAGAAGAGTCCGTATCGGATGGCGAGGGCGACTTTAATTTTTTTTTACTCTCAAAATCCGGCGTCGATCTCAGGATCCTGAAGATCAACTCCTGAGCTTCAACCATTCCGATGACATCTTCGAGCCTGTCAATATCGAAAGCCAGATGTCCCTTGCCGTCCGGGGCAGGCATGTTCTCCCAGCCGACCATCACAAGGCCGGCTGCCTCGAACACTTTATCAGCAACTTCGGCTCCCCCGTTGCACTCTTCAAGGGCATCCTGCATGCCGGAGATCTGCCGCCACTGTCTGCCGGTCGGGTGCCGGAAGATGAAAGCTGGCTGCTCTTTTTTTGGTTTATCCTGGTCGCTGAGCAACACAATTTTAAAAGTTTGGTTTGGATCAATTGCCATCGGCATTGGATTTACTCTCCTTATTTTTTACGGATTCCAGATATTGTTTTTGCGTCTCTTCGGACAGCGAGTTCCAGATGATTCTGATCTCACCGTCGGACGCCCCGGAGAAGCCGCCGCGATTCACCAGAACCGCAGCTTTGATCTTGTCAAATTTTATGCTCATAATTTACCTTTCTTTTAAGCTGCTGCTGCAGTGATCGTGACCGCATCATCACCGCTGCTGTGGTTGCACTGGCCGGTGAAGTCGTAGGTTGAAATCCCTTCCCGCTCACCAGGTACCAGCTCGGTTGTCTGTACCGCCGGCAGGGCAATTGTTGCCGTGGTGGTTCCATTGCTGACGACCAGGCTGACCGCCGCCTCGGTACCGGCCAGCTTGATGCCATTAAAGTCATAACCTGCAATTAGGTCTTGCTCCGGATCAAGCGAAACCGTTGGGTCAGTGTTCGGGATACAAGCGCTGAGGATCCCGCTGGCCTTCGAGGCATCGGGCCGCAGTGTTACAACGTTGCCCATGTCCAGCGAAAACTTGCCGATCAGGATCGATTCACCGCCGAGCGTGAACGAACCACTCTTGAGCTTGAGTGCCGGTTCTGTGCCCGGTGCATGTGCCGGCAGGGCCTCGGTATCCTCAGTGTAAGCACCTTTGAACACACAGGTGCCTATCAGCGAACCGCCGACCTCACCTTCAAAAACGATGGTGCCCATGCCGCCGGTAAGCATCTTTTTTTGACCATCTTCCCACACATCGATCGAGAGGGCCTTGTCATCGGCATGGGATGAATGCATGTTGTAAACTTCGGCTGTCTGTTTGAGCCCGCAACCCTGCAGGATGATCGCCTGGCCGGCATCAATGCCGGTGGCTCCGTTGCCTCGCAGCTCAAACTTGAACGAACACTCGCCGCTGCGCTGGCCGTGCGAGCCCTTGCTCTCGTTGCCCCGATACAAACCCGTGGCGGCTCGTTTTTCGTACGGCGAGGTGTCCTTGATGTCAAGGTCGAACACCGTCACTGCCGATGTGCCGTCTAGTTTGGTTCCCTTTGCTGCTTCGAGAATAACTTTTATGACTCTCTTTTTTTTGTAAAGTGGTGCTGACAGTGCCATTTTAATACTCCTTTAAAAATTTTATCTTCCTGTGTACGGATCATCTTCTTTGGTGGCATAATCCACCGATATCTTTAACGTAATCCCTCCAAGTCCTCCCTCATCCTCATCCCATTGCGTTGATTCGTGAAAGTTCGTATCGTTCGCAAAACCTCCCCGGGTCAAGTCCTCGGCCAGTTTTTTTTCGATGTCTGCACGGACCTGGTTGCGGCGGGTGTCAATTGGATTTTCGTCTGTGTCGGAATCACGGAGCAGAACCACGATCAAAAAGAACTGCTGCCAGCGTTTGGTTCCGATGCCTTGTTTGAGCTCTGCCGCCTCGACCTGATTGATTAATGCGGTTAAGTCATCAAAGTTGGATTTGGCAATGTCGCTGCGAGAAGGACGAACCGCGATCAGGGTCTGGTTGAACTCTTTGGCCTCTGTGATCTCTGCGATCGAAGTTTTAAGATTATCGGCAATAGATTCAATTCTTGGTGTTGTCATTAGGCAGCCGCTCCTTTGATTTTGTTCAGGAATAATCTGGTCTGGACATCAATGTTTTTTTCAAGGTCCTTGTATGCCTCGGCAGTGATTTTGGCAGCCATGCCTGGTGCGTTTTGATAAACCACACCCAGGCTCGGTCCTTTTTTTTCATCAATAGGGAGTCTTTCATCCCATCGGCGCTCAAAAACTCCCGTGTGTCCGCTGGGCATTGTCGCAATAAAAGCACCGGCCAGAGTTTTTCGCCCGGATTTTTTATTGATGGTGTACGAAACACCTTTTTTTGTTTGCTTGGCACCAAAATTTATCAATGGAATACGGCTGTCTGAAATATATAGCCTCGCTTGCCATCCGTAAAACGTCGCCTTCGTGTAGTCCATCAACTTGCGGATAGCGCTAATCTTTATTCCAATCTTTGTCGCCAAAGCTCGAGTAACCTGGGTGCGGGCGGACATGATCGTTTTGTTGAGTGCCCGGGGTATTATTTTCTCCAGTGCCTTGGGGTAGTTGTTCAACATCGCCTTGAGGCGGTTGAGTTTTTTTTGATCGAACTTAATTTCAACAAATTTTTCTGCCATTAGTTTATCTCCAGCGTGATGCTTGCTGCATCCTCGGATATCTTTTTGCTGTTCAAACAATCCTGCGGATCCTGGTCGAGCCGGACCGGATAGGATATCTTGTCCGTGCCAGTGTCAAGCTCTGTGGTGGATATGCCCGCAGTCGAACTATTTTTAACGACGATGATCGCCCTGGGAGCCCGTCCCTGCTGGCCTCCGGGACCTATCGGAGCAGGGGGGTTGCGGTCGATGATCGCAAGGATCGATCGAGAGTCACCACCGTACGGTTTGTAAGTAACCTCCTCACCGAGCTCATCGAGTACCTCATCGAATGCCTCGATTAATTCAGAATCAAAATTGCTGGTTGAGCTGCTTGATGTTGTAAGCGTTGCCGAGACAGCAACCCCGGGCGATGAGAACGGACCAGAATCGATCTGGCTGTAAACAAGGAAAATGTACGGGATGTTGACCGACAGCGATGACACCACGACGTCACCATCACCACTGCGTGAACCGCCATCCTGCCAGGCGGTGTCGCCGGTGCCTTTGTATTTTAAATAATGCGTTGCCCCGGCAGCTCCGGTGATACTTACCGTGACCTCGTCATCGCCTGATATTTCGCAGGTCACAACCGGGGCCGCCGGAGCCGCTGGTGTTCCAAAACCTAAACCAATTTCCCAGAAAAACATTATACCGACTCCTCAAGGTTTGCAACCGCAATAGTTGTGCTGGTTATCGGATTGCCGTCAGCATCAAGAATGTTCTTGCGGCCAAGTTCCGTGTCAGTGCTCTTGATTTTTTTAACAAATTGGTATTGTGCCGGATCAGAAGTGTCGGTTTCCGAATCACCTTCAAGCCAGTCTTTGATAAATTTGACACATGCCGCAAGGGACCCGGCTGTTCCGCTGTGATCTGCAATAAGTTTTTCGAGGACTGCCACTGCAACCTCCGCAGAAGATATGTTGTTCAAATTACCTATTGTCTGAGTTAAACTTAGATGACCATTAAATATAAGGTTATAAAGGAAATCTTTATCGGATGAGGCTTCTGTTCTTGTAGGAGGATCGTAATTAGCTAATGCCGTATCAGCTTCCACATTCACATCTAATTTGGCCTGAGCACTGAGTCCAAGTGGCACAGTTACCAAATTAACAATATCAATAGCAACACTATCTGTTGAACTTTTAGCGTAGAGTAAAAATGTATCACAATTAGTTTCTGCTTGTGTCAAGTCAAATACATAAACACCCGGCATATTCGTGCTGTCTAATTCCGTAGGGTTAACATCATTACTTTGAGCAGGGGCCGCACCATCCTTGCTAATATAGGCTGTAATATTTGCTGAGGCCCCTGTTTTTGCAATGTCGCTTATAACATCATGGGCATATATTAAAACTTTTTGACTGGCTATATTTTTAAACATTATTGCCACCACCTCCGTCTTGACCCCTGTTTTTTTTGCCACGCACCAATTGTTGTGTACCCATCACCAATTGTTCGTGTACCTTTATTTAAACAAGGACTGCCGGGTAATAATCTGTAATCACCATTTGCAGGATTGACCATTAATGGGTTAGCTAAAATATTATTTTCATCAAACAGCAATTCAATTTCAGTACCGCTTGAATTAGTCGCTATCTTATCGAGTGCTTGACCGTCAACACTAAAGATGCAATTATAGTCATTCACGATACTGCCGCCAAGCCCAACACTGTTGCCGACCATAAAAGCCGGTAAAGTATGAAGTTTTGGCATCAAAATACTGTTGGTTACATAGCCCAAAGAAAGGCTTGTGCCCGCCACACCGTCAACAAGGATACATGTTTTTGCCTGATTATAAAAAGTACAGCTTTCAACTTGTGCGTATAGTTTCGTGTGGATTCCTTCTGCACCGTTTAAAATAATACAATTCTTTAATCGAATGTCGCCATTCGTACCGCCAAGCCCCGAATTGATTCCATCCTGTACTTCACCGCTTAAATTCAAAATACAACCGTCAAACAGGAACCCCCAACCCTTAAGTTTAATCACGTTGCCTGTTGTAGCAAAATCCTCAGCATAGCAATCAATAAACATGAATCCATTACATGTCGCATTACATACAGTATCTGCATCGTCAAAAATACTATGTTTAAATATTATATTGAAACAAGTGGAATTGGCCGTAAATATAGTAGTAGAACTATTTGTAAATCTTAAACACCTAAACATCGTATTTTCTATACTGTTAAAAGCGAGTATATTACTACCACTGTCTCTATCAATCACTACCTTACGATCTGCATCTATACCATAAAGATGTTCATTAAACGGACTCTGATAATAGTCACCGCCTGGTAGCATGTCTCCTATTGCTGTATTGAATCCTTCAATAGTTAACCACGTATTTAATTCAGGTGTCCCACCGCAAAATGATACACCTATTGCAGCGGATAAAGTTTCATCTTTATTTGTATAAATCCAAACATTATAATCTTCAGCGTCCACGGCAGTTATTGCCAATTGTAATGAATCGAATGCCCCACCTATATTTACATCTGAATCTACATTATCAAATGAAGATAGAATACCTATACATATAATTGCGTCGTCGTTGACAACATTAGTTACCTCATATCTTCCTGGAGTTATACCATCACCTTCAACATACGCAACCATACCCTCAGTAACTCCAACACCTATTCCAGATTTTTCAAGCATTTTTGTACTATGTGTAAAAGTAACAAATGATTTTAAAATAAAAGGTGACCCATTGATATCCATAATATCTGTAAGCTCGGTGAAATTAGCATCATACCATGCTTTTGTACAACCACCAGCTAAAGAATGACCATTTTTATAACCAGTACCACCAACAAAGAAAACTGATTCCTTTTCGCTAAATACTTCACTCATTAGTCGTCCTCCTCAGGAATAAAACCATCAAGACAAATCAACACATACCGCTTTTTGCCTTTACGATACATCCTGTGTTCTGTAAGTGGATTATTTTTTGCGAACATATCAATAGCCTTCATCACTTCTTTGGAGTTGATGTCATCCTCTAGTTTATTCAGGTGATCCTGTAAGCATTGCAATACCTTTTTAGCAAATGTACCTGTCATTTGCTTACCCGGAAAGCGTTGCCGTATTACATCTGCGTCAATTCCCCGCAATTGCTCCTCGGTCAAATCTTCATCTATAATAGATTGTACTATTTCAGTGATCTTCATATTTCAACTTCTGACCTCTCAGTTCCTTTTTAAGATTTCTTAACGCATTTACTGCCTGGCGGTATGCCTGGATCAACTCGCCCGACCTTTCACAACAGGGAAACATCAAAAACATGTTCCGGTCGATCTCTTTAAAAAGTTTTTTAGGATCCTCCACCACCTTTTTTTTCTCCATCTTCTTTAATACCCGGCACTGTTTTGAGCGCTTCGGTCAAGGCCTGCAGCGTCTCATTGGTTTCACTCATGACCTTGATAAATTGTGCATCTTTGGCTCGTAACTCTACAACAAGACTACCCCTCTCCGTTGCGTGGTCCTTCAATATTTTGTAAACCCCAAAACACATCAGTGCACAAAGGCCCAGGGCTCCGTACTGCAGGGGGCCTTCCAATGGTGTCGCGGTGGCGGCCATACTTACCCCCAACATCCCTGCTGTTATTTTTGGAACATAGCATAAAATTCCGTGCATCTTGATCTCCTTGTCAGTTGCCTTGTCGGCTGGTTGCGGTGTCAATTATTTTCCCCCTCGGCTTTTTCCTGGGCATCGCACTTTTGCCGGCGAACATCATGACGGCGTGATGCACATACCATGCCCGGAAAGGCAGCATTCCGTCATCAAGGCAAACTTCTTTGAGTACCCGATCGGCATACTCACGATGATGGCGGTCGAGATATCCCTCCCGCATCAATTGATACAAGGCATCGTGGATCAGACTGCCTCGCATAAAACTGAGCGTGTCGATCGTCGGGCCGCTTGGCCCGTCCCAGGCGTAGTGCTCCCTGATCGATAAAAGCCCTTCGTGAATAGTGATGTAAGGTGTGTCCACATCGGCAACCTCGATCGCAAGCAGATATCCAACCGGTTTCAGCAACTCGTATTTGTAGCCCTTGAGCTGTCGATAGATCATTGACCATCACCTCCGATGCCGGCGCTGATCACACCCAGTTTAAAAGCCAGCTCAATCTCGGATTTTTGATCAAAAGACAACTCCCATCCTTCAGGACTCTTTAGTTTAAAGCCGTCGATGTTCTGATTGAAAAGCCGTGTGTATTCCGCGGTGACAACCGAACCATCCGGCAGTTCTCGGCTGATTTTAATTTGCGCACAACCGGCACTGATTAAAATGACAACAAACATTAAGATGACTAAACTTGCTTGCTTCACGGCAAACCCTTTCAGGTCGTTTTACTTTTACAGTCACCCCGGCCAAACATCCCTGTCCAGCCGGGGCGCTGCTCTGCTAAAACGGATCAGTGCCTGTTAAGTGTTCGTGATCTGATAACCGAACAGATCTGCTTCGCCCATCAGGGTCTCATCGGTGTCATCTTTGCAGCGAACAATATCCGACTCAACCTTGTCCTCGCGATAAGTCTCGATGAACGGCAGCTCGGGACACATCTGGTCCCAGACGATCGTGCGACATGCCGCCGGTGTCTCAAGTGGATCACCTTCATCGCAGGTTACCACCAGATACATCACACCGGCTGTCCATATCGACGCATCGGATTCGGCGTAACCCTCTTCGGTGCTGTCATACGAACCATCGGCGATCAGAATCTCCTTGATCTTGAGCATGTTGGCAACCTCTTCGGCTGCTAAGCTGGCAGGTATTGTCCCCGGATAGGTGTACTGGGTCTTGTTGATCACCTGGGTAGTCAATATCATTTCCTGGAAATCATCATCGGTTATCACCAGGGAGATATCCATACCCCGACACCCGCATTTGCGTTTAAGTGCCTTGACGCCGGTTGCAATGTCTGTCAGTGGCACCGCTGTTGCTGTTGTGCTCCACGCGGTTGTAACGTTGTGGTTGGTAAACCCTGCGCTGGTCATCATGTCACGGACGCGGAACTCGTGGTCCATCATTAGCTGGAACCAGGTGATGCGTGTGGCTGCCTCTTCGGCATCAAACAGATCGGCATATCTTGCTCGCTTGCGATCGTTGATGGGATACTCGAGTCCGTGCGGATCCGTGTCGTAGGTTCCTTTGCCAAACTCACCTATGACGCGGTTGTAAGTGCCATCTTCGGCAATCTTCGTGTCTTGCCGCTTTTTGAAACATTCCCGATTAAATATCGGGTACTGGCCGGACTGCTTGGCGGTCACGAAGATCGGGGCGATCCTTCTCCCGATAAATCTTTCGGCGGCTAGTTTTTCGTTGTATTCATTCGCCAGTGCCGACAAGTCTGCACGGAATGCAACGGCTGTACTTTCTGGTCTCATCTTAATGCTCCTTGTATTTAATGCTTAATTTCAACTTTTTAAAAACGAGTTTTCTCACCCTCGCTCACTGCTTGCTCGGTGTTATCTTTCGTACTGAACGTCGACATAATCAACCAGCAAGGTCTCTGCGGCCGCACTGCCTGCCTTAAGTCCCAGCAGGATGTTCATCTCTGCCAACCCTGCGATCGTCAGGCTAACTGCGGTACCGGCAACACCATTGACGTACGGGGTGATGATTGCGGTCACACCATCGTTGTAGTCGTAGCTAAAGCCGAGTGTGGTCCACGTTGCATCTGTGAACGCACCAATGCTGGTTTCGGTGTCCTGGGCACCTGCGTTGGAGGCTTCGAACTGCCAGACAGATTCACCATCAACTTTGAAGAACACAACGCCGTCATAACTCGCCGCCGGGCCGGCACTGGCATCTTGCAGAATGTCCGCAGACACCGTGTCGGACAGGCCGATGATAATATTAGACTTGGCCGCTCCGGCCTCGGTCAGTTTGACCTTGGCTTCGAAGAATAAATTCTTGTCGGTTTGGAACTTAAACACTTGATGCTGTGTGGATATATAACTCTCGTCCTCATCGGTGGTATAGGTAGCGATTGAGATCACGCCATTGATAGCGTCGATTACATCGATCGCACCTCCATCTGTAATTGCGTCATTCCAAACGGCAACTGTTGCGGTACCGTCAAACGCAAAGAAATCATCAAAGAACTTCACGATGCCGTTGTTTGGTGTGAGCATGTCATTGCCACCGCGAGGTCCCCAGATAATCGCTGCGGCTTTGCCACCGTCGCCCGTAATCGCGGCGAGTGTAATCCCGATCTGCTTGCCAACCGCGGCATCGGATACCTTGCCATCGGCCGTACAATAGATTGCGGTTGATGCGGCGATCGCCTTGCTGCCGGTAACTTTTAAAATCGTGCCCTTGAGACATCTGCATGCGACATCTTTGGTTATCGCAACCGGATTCGTGGTTAAACCCACCGGTTCTTCACCCGCATCGCAGTAGAGAAGGGTAGAGGCTGAGATCTTTACGAACCGATCTGCCTCCAAAACCTCACCTGACAGCATTATGAGTGACTCATTTTCGTGTGCCATTTTTATTCTCCTGTTTCAAAAATTCGTTTCTTGTTTTTTGAGGGCAACAAAAAAGGCGACAGGTAAGTGTGTAGGCACCTACCTGCCGCCAGTTTTGTTCTTGCGTTTTCGACAACCTGCCGGCTGTGAAAAACCCATATTCCTATTTCAATTTACTGCTTGCTTCTTACTTCTTGCTCGGGGGTTTAACCTGCAATTCCTTCCATGCCTCATGACTCCTGGGCATTTTTTTAGCAACCGCCTTGTACGCCTGGCCCTTGGTGTGCTTGCCGGCAGTAACAAGTTCATCTACCGCCGCGGTGTATGCCTCCGCGGTGCCGGCGTCACCGGCTGCATCAGTCTTTTTGTCAGGGTCATCGGTAGCCTCTGCCGCGGTGAGATCCTCTTCGCCGCCGGCTTTGATCGCATCCAGCCTGGCGTTGGCCTCGGTCAGTTTATCATTGACCGCTGCCATGTCTTTTGTGTGCAGTTCACCTGCAACATCAAAAGCCGCTGCCTTGGCTTCCGTGATCGACATGTTGTTGTTAATCGCCTTGGTGCGCAGATCCTTAAACCCGTCACCTTCCAGGGCCGCTGAGATTCCCTGGATCCTTTCCCGCTCGGCTGCGATGGTTTTTTCCTGTTCCTTCGCGGCGGCCTCATCTTTTTCTTTGTCTGCCATGTTTGGCTCCTTGTCCTGAACATTACTTTTATTTTCCTCGGCCGCTGTGGCCGCTACGATTGTGCTTTCCGTCCGCAGGGCGGGTGGATTGTTTTCAAGGGCATCCAGTGCCTGGTCGAAAGTCATCACCCCATCGGCCAGTTTGTTTGCAACCGCCACCTGCCCAACAAAACATCTGCCATCTGCCAGTGGCCGCAGCGTTTCCTCAGTTAGCCCGGCGTGAGCTCTGCCCTTGAGGATCGTCTGCAAGAATATCTCGTTAGTCGCATCTACACTTTCTTTGATCGCTGCTGCATTACTCTCGGTGATCTCGATGCCTGATGCACCAACACCTTTATTCTCCCCCGATCTGATGATTATATATTTCAACCCAAGCTGCTCTGCCCGTTTGGAAGTGTCAACGTACAAAGTGTAAACCCCTATCGAACCAACTTCACCGGTCTGGTTGACGAGTACTTTGTTGGCCTGGCTACTAATCCAGTACGCAGCTGATGCACCGAGGTCATCGATGTACGCGACGATAGGCTTGGTGAAACTGCCTTCAAAAACGCTTTGCGCAAAATCGGCCAGCCCATCAACACAGCCACCGGGTGATTCGATGTGCAGCATTATCTGCGACACCTTTTTATCTTCGATCGCATTTTTAAACTGATCGCGAAGCTGCTCGATCGAGGTGCCCCTGGGCTGGCTGATGTCATTGACCATTCTCGAATATTTTGCTATCACCCCGGAGATCGGTATAATCGCTGTGCCCCGTCCGGTGATATCGTATTTTCTTTGATCGGTTCCCTTCTCCCGCTTTGCGGCAGTGATCACTGCGATATCATCCCGGCTTAATTTATTACCCTCAAAGTGACTCTCGAGTATTTCTTTTAATTGGACCATTGTTGATTCACGCATGGCCCAGTTCTGGCTGCTCATATAATCAATCAGCATCGGTATGTCTGATTTGCCGCTCATTCGTCCTCCTTTTTGTTACTATCTTCTTTTTCGTCAGGGTCCTGGCCACCTGCGATCACCTGCAGGGTTGTGGCTGGCAGCACTATCCCGAGCTCGGTCAGTTTCTTATTATCATCTGCGATCTCCTGGAATACTTCATCCGGCTCGCCGCCTGTTTCGCGGATGCACTGGCTGATTGATTTGGTCGCGATCGATCTTGCAATCGCGTTGCCCTCGGCTGCTTTTTTGGGATCGATATATTCCCACGCCGGCCACTGGCACCGGGTCCGGAAAAGCTCCGGCTTTGCCGGCAGTTCGCCGCTTGCGATACCCCGGGCTATCTGCCAGCGATACCACGGCAGACAGAGTGCCTTTTGAAGGGTTTTTTGCCAACCGCGAAATGCCCGGCGGGCCTCCCCCAGCGATGCCCGGGCGCTGGAATAATTTGTTCTTGAAAAGTCCTTCAACATCAACTCAAGAGGCATCCCAACGCTAACCCCGATGATCCTGCAGCAAACGATCACGTAATTTTCAAAGTTTGACCCCGGTCGCTCAGAGCCGAACATCCCAATGTCTTCACCTACCCCCAAATCATACACACTTAACGCTTCCATTTTTTGAAGTTTTTCAAAAGTGCCGTTAGTGCTGGTATCTTCGTTATCCTCTATGCCTCCAAAATTATCTTCATCTTCGCTGGGTTTTTCCCGGGTGATTTTAAAGCCCTGCATCGAGTTGGCTTCGGCGGCCAGTGACTCAAAGTCAAGATAACTGTTAAATCGTGTAAAGTATCCAAGCGAAGCCGCCATGAACGGCAGCCCTCGCGTCTGGTTTATCCGTTTGCGATAAGCAGGCATGATCGCGTTGGCAGTGACCACTTTTGCTGACTTCTTGTCCGTCCGTTGTTTGACGTGATATGCGATGTGGCGATTGATGTTGTCCATCTCAACGCCGAGTACGATGTTTTTATCGCGAGCCGATGGTGATTCAATCTGGTCCGCTTCAAACAACAATGCAGATCCATCGGGACGTTTCACCCACAGATTGTCACCGTCGGTCCACAACGCACGCAGGGTTGTTTTTGCCAGATCCTCAAAGTCGCGGACGCCGGTTGCGTCGCAGAATCTCGCTTCCATCTTCGTGGTGATATATGCTTTTGCTTTTTTGTTAAGTTTCTTGTCCCCGGCGTTCGGAATAAAATCAAAATTGTTGCCAATGATATTGTTCGCCGCAGTGTCGAGCAATCCGGAACACAACGGACTCCGCCTGTCAAGCATTCTGCATATCTCGCGGAGCTGGCCAAGTGTTCGGCTGTCCAAATGAGAATCCGCTGATGCCACAAGTCCTGCGATCAGGTTCAGTCGCCGCCGGGTTCTGCTGGATTGAGTAACATCAAACCCTTTGCCGGTGCTGCCTTGCATCCGGCCGGCGTTGGCTTTTGTTCGGCCGGTGCTGAAATTAAACTCTTGTCCTAAAATTTTTGCTGACAGTCGCATTAATATACCCCCGAGATATCAGCGAGCCGAACGGAGCTGTTTGAGCCGGAGCGTACTTCTTTTTTAAGTTCCTTCCGCATCTCGCGAAGCTGACCGAGATCCTGACGTGTGTATGTCTGGCCGTTGACCGTGGTCGAGCTGAACTTTTTGGCAACAATATCAAGGATCGCCGCGTTGACGGCGGTCAGTAATTCTGCTGCTGTTGGATCTTCCGTACTCATGCTAACCAGTGTGATTGAAAAGCTGATTATTTATAAGTGGGTACAATACAGATCTGTATATAAGTTGAAAAATTGATATAAACCCCTTTTTTGCAAGGGGTTGTGGAGCAACTTTTTTCGCCAAACTGCTGGCAGGGCTTTTTTTGTGAAATTTTTGATTTCTATTTTGTGGGTTTCCGATCAAAACAGGGTACTTTGCCTGGCACCTGGCGGCACTCCCGGCACCGGCAGTGGGTACGTGTTTTCTTTTTTAACTTTCACCCAACCCGGAGGGATGTCATTTTCACCTTGCCCGCCTGCTGCCCAAAAGTGCAGCGTCTTTTTCTTACCTTCCCAGACGCCCCTGAATGTACCGAGGTTCCTCAAACTTCCCATGGCCACTAAGTATGTCACCCGCGGCCATGCGTTGTTGGTGGTCCAGGTGATGCGGCCTTTTTTCAGTTTTTGTTTTTCCCGCTGCTGCAGATACTCAAGCAGCCGAAGGTTGTGAACCGGACCGATATCCAGCACCGCCGCAAAAACCAGCTCACGCAAAGTTTCCTTGGCGCCGCTGCCGGCCAGCTGTTCAAAAGCTTCCCTGCTTGTGTCCCTGATCGGCATCGATCAATCTTTCTTTGGCGCTGGTATAATTTCTGTTTTTGAAAATGTATGTTTGTGCTTGCCACTGCATTTAAGCTGCCGCATGATAACGATGCTGCCATCTTTGCGAGCAATCTTTTTTGTGCTCGTCACTTTTACAGAAGCATGGCACACGCCGCATTTTGTCATCATGCAGATATACCGATCAGTGTGACCGTACTTTTTTAGGAACAGCCGTTTGATCAAACTGGCAACTGTTCCGCTGTAAAGCAAACCTTCTTTTTTACAGAGATCTTTAAGTGGTTCCTTTTTCATTTTTTTAATGTCCTCATCGGCCATGGTTTTCAGTGATATCTCAGGCTGTTCTTTTGGTTTATTGTTTTTGGTTTGGGAACCACTGCTGCCGGCACCGGGAGCCTGGTCACCTGGGCCGCCTGGCAGCGTGTTAGTTTTTTCCTGTTCGGCGACAGTAGCTGCCGACGAAGGACCGGCGGCGGGGCCTCTCAGATTATTGATTTGATTTCCATTGTTTAACATCGTGAATCCTTTCTTTGCTTAATTGCTCCTGTTAACTTTACCTACTCTTCGTTTTTGTTTTTTAACGGCTACCCCCGGATCCCGCAGGGCTCTTACGCCTGCAAGCTCCGCGATAAATGTTGATATCACATCACAATCCCATAAATGATTAAGCTTGCGATTTTTTTTCTTGACCCATACCCTCTCAACTTTTTTGCCTTTACGGAGAACCTGCTGCTCCTCATTGGTCAGGTGCCGCAGAACCTCATCGGTTGTCTCTCTGTGCAGATGAAAATATCCCGGTCCCGGTACCGCCGCTTCAAATAGCAATCTGTACAGCCGGTCCTTAATTGCAGTAATGTTTATGTCATAACGAACCAGTGTGCCTCCCGCGACTTTTGTTGCTCTGTAAGTTCTCATCTTCACGGAATCATCCCCGCGTGTCGGCACCAGATTAAGCTCAGTGCATTTCCTGCAAAAATCATAAACAACATCTGTACGATAATTACAGTCAATTCCCGCTTTATAAATATGCATCATCCTGCCGGGATCCTCCGCCATCGGGAACCCTCTCGATAAAACCTCTCGCAGCAGTTGATAATTTTCAAGCAGACTTGTGTCACCGGTTTCGATCCGTGCTTCGTAAATGCTCCATACTTCAGACAGGTACCCCCAGCCCAGGACTCTCAGCCATATGTGATCAAGCTGCACATCACATCCCGCCGTCAGCATCTGCACGCCGGCCGGCACGATCTCCGGCGGGTATTCCCCAACGTGTGAATACAGCTTCGAGACTTCGGTAACTTTTTCTTTTTCTTCCCATGATTCCCCACATCTTGAATTTATAAAATCCTGTAAGGGTTCGAGATCTCCAGCACGTTTGGACTCTTGAGCTGAGGCCCACTCAGATGCAAGCTTGTCGGCGGTAATCCATCCAGGATAAAGCATAAATGCTGTAATCCGTATGCTGCGATTTGGTATAACTAACGGGATCTTGCCAACGATTTTGCCGGTACTGTCAACCGTGCAGCCTTCAGGGACAGGTACACCTTCAGACACTGCTTGCCAGCGTTCCCATTCGTTCCAGAAAGTACCACATTGGGGGCATGCATATCGGGCATGCCCACCGGCCTCATATTTTGCCGGACTTAAAAGTGTGCCGTCCTTGTTTTTGTCGAGCTGATAATATTTCCATTTTTGAACATGATACTCACCACAGTGAGGACACTTTGATTGCCATTTATATTTATGACCACCTTCATACTCCTTATCGAACGGATCCCCTTTTACGGCCGGGGTTGATGTGTTTAAAAGTTTAGATTTACCTGGAAAAGTTGTCTGTCTTTTTTTGAGCAAATTGATAGGGTCGGCTTCCTTCTTGACTTTCCAGGGGAACTTCGCTACCTCGTCAAGATGTAAATAACAGATTGGGCTATCTGCCATCGCTGCTGGGGATCCGGCCCATATAGGATACAATATCATGTTGTCAAGTATGGTTTCTTTGCCAATATTCAACTCATCAAGGCTTTGCCTGGGCAAGTGCTTTTGCAGTGATGGCGTTGATTCAAACATAAATCGTACTCTCGTATTGATCCGCTTGGAAGTATCCGCCTCACGAGGCATCGCAAATGCAAAAGGTCCAGGAGCCTCTTCAACCACCCAGCCTAAAAAGTTAAGCCCAATCTCTGTGCCGCCAGACTGCGCGCTCTTCATCACGTTGACTTGTCTTACGGTAGGATTAGACAACCATTCCATTATTGGAACCGTATACGGAGCGTACTCATGTGACCATGGTCCGTGAATATCCGATGTCTTAGGCGATAACTTTCGCCTTTGAACTGCCCAGTCGGCAACACTCACTCGGTCTCTCGGCTCGAGCACCTCGATCTCTTCCGGCTGGACCTGCAATGGTGTGGGGAAGTTGTATTCTGTTGTCCCGGCTGCTTGTATCATTGGCAATTGATGTTCCCTTCACCGGCAAGCCGGTCAGCAGGAATCCCGTGGCTCTGACCGATTAGCTTCTCCATCTCATCGATGGTTTCGAGTACTTCCTTCTCGGCCTTTGTCTGTGGGGGTGGCATCTCTGGTTGCGGCACACCCCAAAGCTGCTCGTCGTCCAACGGTTTGCTTGTAAGGTCATCTCTGCTTATAGGTTTATCCACAATAAAACTCCTTTCTAATTTTCACTACTGCTGAACATCACTTTTCGTAATGCTTCGTTCGTTTCAGTCAGCTCCGTAACTTTTAACCGGAGGTGAGTGTTGCCATAAACCAGCGTGTTTATTCGTTCTTTTGCCTGCTTGCGGATCACCTCTGCTGCCGACTTGGCAGCCTCAAACCTGGCAGTTTCAGCCTGGTCCGCCGTTACCCAGCCTTCCAGTGGGATCCGCCCGGCGATCGCAAAGTTGACATATAACTTTCGTTTGTCTCTGCGGAAGATCCAACACTTGATCCGCTGCATCAGTGCCAGCATGTACAGGGGCAGCAATAATATTCTCAGTATGATCATTCCAAAGCTCCACTGCGGACCGGGATTATTGACCTCGATTACATTTTGTTTTTTATTCGCCATTACATTTTCTCCTGATAAATACGTTCAATAATTTTTCCCTGTTTATCTGAAAGCACTGTTAGCTCCCTCCATTCTTCAAGCCGATTAAGCTCCCAATCTGTCAATCTGCAACCATACTTCAAATCTTTGGCGGCCAAAATCTCACGTATCATTTTCTGCCATTCTGTTTGATCTTCTTGTGATGGCATCATTCATCTCCTTCAGGTTTGATCATCTCTAAAAGTTTCATTAATATTTTTGCAGCCTCCGGAGGCAGCCGAAGCTCATCCGGTATCTGGCACTGCTGCTGGCGGACCTCTTCAAAAAACGAATTTAATATCTCGGAGATCTTCCCCTGTTCGGCTCCGTGGCATATCATCGCCAGCTCATCCGCTTTCCGGCTGAATGAGTTGACCAGGTTTTGGTGCCGTGCAACCTGACCGGTGACAACCTGCAGCCTGTCTAGCAGCTGGCCCCTGTCTTTTTGAATTTGGTTTTGAAGCTGCTTAGCCTTGGCTTGCTGGTACGGATTAAGATCCGCCCGCGATGGCCGACCGCCGGTGTCTACTTTTTTGTAAATGAAATTTTCGTGCCACTTTAAAAATTCTGTCAGGTTGTGGGTTTTATCTGAGTTCCGCGGCAGGCCCTGTTTGGTGGTCCATTCGTGGATTGTTTTCCGGGCTTTGCCGGTGATGTCCACCATCTGCTGGGTGGTAAGATGATGAAAGTCGATCCTCGGGTGTGCGATCTCTCGCCGCAGGATCTCCTCAACCTGCTTGGCGGCGATCTGCTTGCCGGCGATCGCTGAATCCACCAGGGCCTTTTTGATATCGAGAATTGTTTGTAGCCGAGCCTCGTTCCAGATCCCCGCGATCTCCAGATCCGTGTCGAGCAGTTCCTTGAGCTTGCCGGGCTCCAGTGCCATCGCTTCCTCGGCCTCTGATATCGTGACCGCGGTTGCTGCTAATTGCTGCAGGTTCCGAAGCATCCGGCCGCGGTCCCAGGCTTGCTGCAGCCGGGGAAACTCTGCCAGGATCTCGGTCAGTGGTTTTTGTGTTTTCGCTTCCACTTCGGCGGTGGTCATTGTGTCTGTGTCTGAGCTGATCGCCAGTTTCCGGATCCGTGCGGCAGAGATTGGCAGCTTTTTCTTTTTGGTTTTTTTCTGTTTCCGCTTGGCTGCCGGCTTTTTCACAGTTTTTTTAGTAGTTTTCGCAACCGCCTTTTTGCCTTCCGGGCTGCCAGATTGCTTAGAACCACCTTGTTTTGTTGTTTTCTTAGCCATGCTTTTTTTGTAAATCACTCCGTTTCAATGCCTCTATAACTCTTTATTCTGTAACACCTTATGCGTGTAACCTCATAAAAAAAATTTTAATAAGCACCCGTCTTTCGGGATGCTCGTACC